CACTAATCATCCTCATCATCGTCATCATCATCATCGTCATTGTGACCGGCTTCATTATCATAACCAAAATGCAAACTTGCTGAAAACCAGCCCTCTAGACCAAGAACAGTTCCACCTTGAGTTGCTTCAGGTAATTCAATTGTACTTTCTACATTTTCAGATTCAGTTTTTTCACCTTTAAGACTTGCTGCTATTGAAAAGTCCAAAGGTCCTTTAGCATTTTCTTCTGCAGGCATTGTTGATTCTGAACCAACTTCTGAAAACCAACTGTTAAATGGTATTGGACCACCATCTGCTCTTGCTGGAGAACTTCCTGAATTAAATACAGTTACTCTTGGTGTACGACTTTCTTGAGGTGCTCTATTGACACTGTCCATAACAGTCTTTTTGTCAAATGGTTGAGCAAATTGACCACCACCACCAGCATCTTGTTCAGTAGCAAAAACTTTTGGAAGTTTTGTAACATTAGTTGCCATTGAATCTAAATCTTCTGGTCCCATAATGTCATCATCCAAGCTAGTAAAAGCTTGTCCTTCATTTCGAAGTGAGCCTGGATCTGCTTGTTTAACCCAAGAACTTCCACCCCTACTCATACCCAGACCAAAAACACTTACAGTCTTTCTCTTCTTTTCAGGGATACCTGGAGGATTAGGCCCAATAGTATATTTTTCTCTTGGTACAACTTCTTCACCATCTTTAGTGTTTTCAGTAAGTATTTCATTAACACCAGTATCACGGGCAATACCATCAAGTTGACCTTTACCGTCACCTAATACTTCAGTAGTTGCTTTTGGCAATCTCATAATTTGAATTTTTCTGATACTATCACCGGTAGTTACTCGGTCAATAAAATAATTTAAAGCTAGTTTGTCTCTAACTAAAGTTGGAGTAAGATTATCACTTATAGTAAGTGTAATTGAGAAAGTATCACCGTCAAGAGTAACTTCTGGTTCTGCACCTAAACCTTGAAATTGGTTTATTAGACTTTGAACAACCCCGTCACGATTATCACTGGTTACTCTGTCACTAAATTTGCACTTAAAAGTTCTTCGTGTACCCATAATTCTCCAGTTCAGTACTAATATGAGTACTACTGAGTTTTACAGGTTTGGATATTTAAGTTTCATGAAGTGTTCTAGACTAGAACCTTCGTATCTACGACAAAGATAGTCTAGGCTTACAAACATTGGGTCATAAGAACCGTCTTTAACCTGATGCTTGACAACAATGCCACGCCAGTGGGCATTTCCTTGGGGTCCTTTATAATCTTCATCGTGAAGGTAACATGCACCGGCTACAAGACCATGTTGACTCTTACCTGCAACAAACCTAAGTCCGTACATAAGTGTCTGCTGGTGACCCATTGAAAAAGAGTGACCAATTGTCTTAAGACGGGTTTCAATATTTTGTCCACCATAAGGTTTACCGGTCATTGGATTGTAGAAAAAGTGTGAGTAGTAAACTCCATCTAGGCAAATAGGTTGAGTGTAAGGACTAACCTTCCAACCACTTCTTTCATAGTCAAGTTTTTCAAGGCTTAGCATGCCTTCAAGTTGAGGATTAGCATTAACTGTCCTGTTAATTCTATCTTCATGGTTTCCTAGAGTAACATATCTCTCAGGATTCCAAATCTTTGCTTTATTCTTTCTACGACCAGTATTGTAGTCATAGAGTGGTTGGTTTAAAATTCTCCATGCTTCATTAGCAGCATCTAGGTCATCTTGATAACGGCGACCTTCCATCTTTTTCATGCCTTTGTCATACATAGACAAAGAAGGCATGTCAGCATGGTCTCCAATGTGGATAATTTTAATATTTTTATTGTGATATTCATCAACAATAAATTGACCAATCCAACTCAAGTGGTCTGTAGGCACATCAAGTTTTGCTTGAGTGTCTGGAATCATAATGTGTGTTACAGGTAAGTCTAGTACATCTGAAATTAGTTCGGTCACTTCAGCCCCTGTTAGTTATTGTCTGACCCATCATCATCACCCGTACTGGTATCTGGTACCTCTACATTATTTTCAGAGTCAGATGTTTTCTTTTTTTCCTGTTGCATCTCTTCAATATAATTATCTGCGACTGCATTTTTTAAATTCTTTGGTGCTTGAGAATACCTAATCATATTAGTGCCTTTCTAGGTGTCTTTCAACTTTCTTGTCAAGATTTTCTTTAAGAAATTTTATTGCTTTTTCTTTAAACTTAGGAAGAGGGCCTTGCCAAGTGACAGCATTATTTCCAGAGGTCATTACTTGACCTGTGTACCTTCCTTCATTACCTATTAGCAAAGATTCAAAGGATAGTTCACATTTTTCACAGAGCCATATTTCAATAGTTTCAAATGGTAACTCTACTTCAAGGTCACCATCATAATTACGATTGATGGAAACCCCTTCTGGTAATTCTTGTGTCATATATATATTATTCGTTATTAAAGGCCGACATACCTAGGTGTTGTAAGTAGTCTTCCACTTCCTGGCCATTTATTTGTGCAATAGTATGTAGTGTAGAAAGTAAAACTCCAGTTAATGCACTGAAAAGTTCTACTGGATTACTTTCTAATACCATTGCATATGCTGTATCTTCTTGTCCACTAAGAATTGCAGTTAAGATGGCAACAACCCGACTGATGTTCTCTGCAGTAGGGTCCATTTACTTTTCTCCAAGTGAAGCCTTTAAGAACCAATTCCATTTTTGGTGTTGGTCAATCCGTTCAGCAATAAAATTGGCAACGCCTTGCTCATTACTGTTATTGGCAATTATAAACGCTTTTTTAATATTGTCAATGTATTGAGTGTTCATTTCTAAAAACTTTTTAGAAAGCTCAATCGGATCTTCACTTATTAATCCTACTTGTTCAATTGATGAACTACTAGCAAGTTCACTCATCATAAATGGAGCGACACCACCTAGTTTTACTATATTTTCTGCGATTGGGTCAATGTGTTCGTAAATATCATCTACTATTTCATCGAAGAACTTGTGATACTCATAAAAATCTGAACCTTTAAGATTCCAGTGAAAACCGTGGATGGTGTGGTAAAGGACATAGGCTTCAGCCAAAGTTTTCTTTAGAGACTCAATAAGTTCATTTTTTGATTCTGTTTTTACAGGTTCTTTTTCAGGTTCCTGTTCAGCAAGGATACGAAATCCATTCCAATCAGACATACTAGAACCAGTTAACTGTATTCCCGAATGAGTCATCAATTGAGTGCTCAGTCAACTTGCTAGCAACACGGAGTTTCTTCTCTGTTGTTGCCTTCTTTGTGTCTAAGTTTTCCTTCTTTGCACGGCGGCAAATTTCTACATTAGAAATAAAATTGTCAATGATAGTTGCACGCTTTTCCATGTCAAGAATTGGAAGTGTCTTCCTCTCAACGTAGAAAGCAGCAGCCTCACGAGTACTAATCTGGTCTTGTAGCAATGCGTTATTCTGGTCTTCAAGCCAAACTTCAGCACCTGCAGTTACAAAGTTAATCCAATCAGCATCTTTGAACTCATTCTCAACTTCAGAAGCGGTGCGGTAAAGGAGACTTCCATCATCTTCACCCAATGAAAGTGTTCCAGCTGGATTAACACGGTATGTACTTGCAACAGTTCCTCCTGGGAGGCTCTGAAGGTACTCTTCGTGGTCGTAATCAACCCATTCACTTGCCAACTTTTCAAGTTGACTCTTTTCTTCATCAAGTTCAGTGATGTAAGTAGCAAGACGAGTAAGCTCAAGTTCTGGAACGTTTGGGTTGCTTGCTGCTACCCTCATGTCATCCAAAACATTCTGCAATCTGTCTAGGCGGTTGAAGATACTTTCGTTAGTACCATTAAACCACTGTGAGTCAGCAGTTGTTACATTTGCTGTTCTGATAATTTCGTTATAATCCATTTTATTTCCTATGTCCCTTTACTGAGATTAATTACAAGGAGAACCAAATTCATGGTCTCCTCCACAACTTGTACAATACGCTCTACCCAAGTGGTCTAGTTCATCTTTTTGGATGCCCATAGTTGGGTGAAAAAATTTAGATGACATTGGTGTGATTCCTGAACCAATGTCCATGTTACTACCTACCTCAACTTCATCCTCGGTTTGCACGGTGCTACCAGGAATAATTCTTTGTAATACATCTGAGGCTACTTTAGGTTCATCTTCTTCTGTGTAATCTATGCCTTCAACAATTTTACTAGGTGCTTCTGTAAAGAATGGTATTGCTTCAACAATCTTTGAGCTTTGCATCCTTCTTTGTTCCATATAAGCAGATTGTCCGGCTCTTTGCTTTGCCTTCTTTTCTGCTACTTCATCACCCGGGTCATAAGTATAGCATTTTGCACTTGCACCTGGTCCTTTATAACCTGGAAGGCCATCACGACTACAAGCTTCAGGTTCACTACCAGCAAACTTAAAATCAAGTGTAGCACTAGCTAAAATACTTCTGCAACTAGTGCACCAAGTTTCTT